ATCTTGCGCCAGGCCTGCTGCGCCTTGATCGACGTCAGCACGTCCAGCTCATCGACCAGAGCGTGACCGATCTTGAAGCCGACGATGGTTTGCGGCTTCTCCATCGACCGGCAAATCACAGTGCCGCGATACTGCCGGCCGCTGTAAATGTGAACCTCATGGTTCGCCTGGTTGATCTTGGTCTTCAGCCCCCAGTCGTAGGCCACCTCCTCCATCGTGGGATAGAAGATGTCTCGAATCTGCGGGTAAGTCGGAGCGAAGTAACCCGCATTGACGCCCGGCCACTCCATGAAATGCTTGCTGAGCGCCGAGCATCCGACCCAGGTCTTCCCCGAGCCGAACCCGGCAACGAAAGCGCGAAACTTGTGGGGCAACAGAAGGAACTGCGATTGCGGAACGTTAAGGCTCGGCATTCGGCTTCCTCGCATCCACTACGTCGACCTGAATGCGTGTCGGGATTGCCGGCTCATCGTCAGGCTCATCCTTCCGGTGGCGATTGACATACACGTCGCCGACCTCCTTGGCAGCCTGCTCGAGGATCTGCATTGCCAGGCCGATGTTCTTCATCGTCTCGGCCCGCTCCACAAACCGGTTCATGGCGCGGAGCCGAAACGCTCGGTTGGCGATCGGGATCTCGGCGGTCTCCTCCCGGAAGCGGGCGCGCGTGTCTTCAAACAGCGTCTTCCACTTCTGGTTCAGGCTCCGCCCAACGTATTTTGTTGGGTCGTATGCCTCACACTGTTGGCGAGTGACATCGATCCCGAAGGTTTCTTTGACTGAGGCCACCACTTGAGATGGCGTGTCAAAGCAGGCCAGCGCCTGTACAACAAAGGCTTTCACCTCGTCTCTGAGTGCGGCCATAGATGGGCATCCGTCAAAGTGCTGTCAAAGTCAGGCCGACTTGAGCAGACAGGTTCCGCAGGCCCTCGATATGTTCATTTTCCCTACCTCAGCAGGATTGTTTGCAGCGTCCACCAGTTCTTGAACTGCCGGGCTCGCCCCGTAGCGACGGACCACACCGACGAACTCCTCGACGTCGTGTCCGCGCAGCTCAAGCTTGGGTAAGCCGTCTTGGGTGAAGGCCGGCTGACCGTACTTATCGGTCGCCTGAGCTATGTGATACAGCTCGTGTTCGACCAGGGCGCAGAAGTCAGCGTCGGAGCAGTCGGCGCAGTAGTCAGCAGCCAAGGTGATGATGTAAGCCGGTACGTCGCCGAACCAATCCAGCATCTGCTGTTCCATCCGGGCCTTCTGCCAGCCCCCGGCGCGGAACGCCACCTGTTCGGCCTGACCTACCACCGCGCGCCCCTTCTTCGTGAAGGCAGCAGACGCCCACATGACCCTCACGTCCGCATCGATCAGATGGGCATGGTCTTCGTTGTGGATGCTGCCGGTGTCGGCGAGGATCTCGGTCTGAAGCCACTCCCACACCTCAGGAGCTGGAGTCAGTCGTATGCCCAAGTCGGATAAATCGGACAACTCAAGCAGTGACGGTGGAGGGTATGGCCTTTTCATCCCAGCGCTCCCCCAAAAAAAGAAAACCCCGCACTTGGCGGGGTATTGGCGAAAGCGAGCGTCTTACTACACTGCTCCCAACCGATAAAAAATTGATCTTGCGACATTGTATGCATCCGCATCGTCGTCGCGATGCCTCAAACTCACTCTAACTGGTACAGATTCACCAATAGCTCCACCGGGATGAATCTGCCCATCTTTGGTCACGCGAAGTGCCCATACAGCTGTCCACTCAGCTTGCCCGAGGGCGTTCTCGAAGCGCTTTTCAATGACATACAAACCGAATATACCGTTTTCGTCAGAGTGGAACCTGAGCCCGCCCTTCCCCAATCCAAAAATCGAGGAAAAAGTGGCAGTAATGCGATCTTCCGCAAGCACAAATTTCAAGCCCCAATCCCTTTCGAACCGAGGTTCCCCAAATACCTCCGCCAACCGATGCATAAAGCGCGTTGCATGATCTTTGATTCTTTCCGCGTCATGAGCAGCGTCAAGGATGGAGTCCTTTTGCCCGCTTGTTACTGGTTGAAATTCCATATCCACCTCAATTTAGTTGGATACCCAGTATGGCTCAGGAAACCATGATCGCTGTTTGTGAATGAGCCTGGCGGTGAAGCAACGCAACGATAAGGTCCTGTGGTATTCCGACAGTCTTGGCGTCATCGATAGCCTTGCGCAAGCTCTCGTCCATTTCGTTGATTGCCTCCACAATCGCCGGGCTAAGTGGCAATGCGTGATGCAGGTGGGTGATGCTGGTCATTCAGACTCCAGTGTCGCGACACAATTTGATGATTCGCTAAACGTGTCGCGGCTTACTCGGCTTTACGAGTCGGGAGCTTGAAATCAGTCACCCGATCCGCGATGTTCCGGATCTTCTCCACACCCAGGAAGCCAACCCAGCCGCCAGCGAAGGTAGCCATGCTCTGAGGCAGGCCGAAGAAATCCAACCCGCTGATGATGGTCAGTGTCAGGCCGCCGCAAATGGCGCCTTCCACCAGCATCTGGCGACGAGTGCCGCCGCCATAAGTGATCCGCAAGACGGCCATAGCGCAGGACAGCGCAGCTGCATAGAGGATCGGCGAATGCTGGCTCAACCACGCAAGCGCTATCGCCCATGTGTCTGGTTTGTCTGGCATGTTTGGCATCTCGGTTCCTCCCCGTCAGGGAGTCAGGAATGTGGCAGGCCGTGACCTGCAGATTTGATTCAGCCCCATCAGCACTCCCAGCTCGGAGCAATGGGTGTGGGGAGCCGAAAACGAAAAAGCCCCTGCGAATGCAGAGGCCCTGAATAGGTGCGCTCGTCTTTCCGCGCTGTCCGCCAAAGGCCTTCTCAACGTCGACGCCCCTATGCATCGATCTCGCTGATCCAGTCTCGCGCCACCCCGAAAGCAAGTTTGAGGTCAGGGTGCGCGGGCTGCCGGTGTTGATTCCGTACGTCGCACTATCCGGCTATCGACGTCCAGGCCTCCCGAAGGCTGTCCGAGCTACAGGTGTAACTGGACGTAAAAAGCCCCGCACAATAGCGAGGCTTACTCATTCTAAACGATTAAAATTTCAGTATATTTTTCAGCTTATTGTTTGAGTTCTGACTCAAGTAAAGCTTGAGATCTTCGACCGCACTGACAATATCGCTCTCTTCCACATAACCATGATTATGAGGTACTTCTACGTTTGCAGGATGCCAGCCCTGTTCGATCCTTGCCCCAGAGGGATCGTAATGGCCCGCCTCAATATGGATATTAACTTCCATCGTATTAGAAGTTACGGCTAGAAAAGTAGCGATGAAATGCGGAATGCGATTTTCAATTTCACGCAAAACGTCTTCCTGGTAATACCTCATCTACAGCTCCTTTGATCACTTCGAGAGCGTTGGCCAGATCGCCAACACTCAATCATCCCACAGAGCTATAAATAGAAAAACCCGGCGCAGCGGCCGGGTTCAGGGTTTTCGTGTGCGTGTTGCGTGAATTGCGCACCATGGGAAAATTACGCGCAATCCCCCGTCACGTCAATATTTTTATGCTGCCTCATCTTCTTTTTCCGCGTGAATAACCTTCCATAACGGTTCTTGAGCCTGAAGATCCACTTCCTTTATGACTTCCTTCAGGGATTCCCACAGGTCGAGCCAGTCACGCGTCCAGTTCTTCGGGTCAATGGTTACTCCGAAGAATGTCTTCATCTCGGCGGCGACACGGGCAGGCCCCCACTCCGCCGCACCGACTACCTCCCCCTTGTACGACTGCAGTGCCAGAGTGACCAAGTACTGCGCCTTGATTCGCTTGGCCGAAGTCAGGTCGGGCAATTCCGCCTTGGCAGTAATCAGCAGAACCGCATTCAGCAGATGCCGCATGTTCATCGCTGGGTGATACAGGTAGTGCCCAAATTGCTGAACCTGGAACGGCAGCGTGTCTATTGCACGCAGCACTTTTCCGATCATCGCCAAGTGTGCGGCGCGGGCAGTGGATCTCCCAACAGGCGTACGCCGAGTCTCGCTGATGCTGATCCGCTCGCGCACGACCTGAATACGCTCTTCTTTGTCATCGCCCAGTGCTGCGAACACAGCTTCGTGCCGGCGCATGCGGGCGCCCTTCTTCACCGGCGCAAACTCTGCCCGGTCAATGGCTGCAGCGCTGATCGACGCGTTCGATTCATGCTGAGCCTCAGTCCATACCTGCCTTGCGTTGATCAGCTTCATGCGGCTTCCCCTTTTTTCAGTTCTTTGGTCTTTGCCCGATATTCGGCCTTGATGGTTTTGATTTCTTCGACGGTGTACTTGCGGGGCTCATGAGGCCCCTCCAGCCAGGCCACGGTTTCGGCGCCGATGCGCAGTACCAACCGGATGCGGTACTCGACCGCGTTGCCGGACAGGTTGCGGTTGCACTTCACGCACTGGCGGTGGATGTTCAGCGGCTCGAAGCGCAGTTCTGGGCAGGCGCCAACGGATCGGTAGTGGCCGGCGTCCCATCGGCTGCCGGTCATGAGGTCGTTGTCGTTCGGCATCGAGTCGCAGCTGATGCACGGCAGGTGCGCATCACGCAGGCGGACATACTCGTTCACCGCCGCCTGGGCTTCGCGCAGGTGGTCAGCCCTGGTCTTCAGCTTCTCTTTGCGGACTTTGATCTCGCGGCGATCACGCTGGGCGATCGCCTTCTTCGCCTTCTGCTCATTCCGGGGCGCGTCCTTCAGCGCGCAGGCTGGGCTGCACACGGCCTGCCCCAATCGCGCGGGGACGAATAAGGCCCTGCACGTTGGCACGCGGCATTTCTTGTCACGGGGCGGTTTTCGCTCGATCGTCATGCAGCCTCCTGGCTCAGCAGATCATCGAAGTAAACGCCCTGCGGTGCGAAGCGCGCGACAATGCGGTCGGTGTACGCCACGCCCTGGGCTCGATTGAAAAGACTGGTCACCGGGAAACCGTCCGGGCCGAACAAATGGCAGCCCCCCATCATTTCCAGCTTTGTCGCGTACGGAAGATGGCGCATCACCCGGTACCACTCCGCCTGAAACCCGGCATCCTCGTTCAGCAGGATCTGCACGCCGATGTGCA